GTCTCGCCCTGCATATTGCATGTTTCCGGTTGCCGATATCTTGCGATATCTGCAAACCGGAAGTGCGTGTTGGGATGTTACTGCCCAGCTCACACCATGCAATAACAACCGCGAGACCCTGGCTTTGGTCAGAGACCAAAGACTGTCCTTCCCTTAGCGGGAAGGCACCCATCGCCGACGGAGGTTCATATTGAACTTCCTAACTGTCGACTCTAAATGAGTTGGATCATCCTCCCCTATTCGGGGAAGGTGATAGAACTTAAGAAGAGCTGGCACACCATCAAGTCTGTCCTTACGGCGTTTGCCGCTAGGAACATAGGTCTGAAATTCAAACCTATGGAGAGTACGACTCCATCTCTGGATCGTAGTCAGATTCTGACGTGTGTGCCAACCAATACCACTACTGTCAAGAGGAACGAGTGGAAGGTTTCTAACCTTATCACACATTTCTTTGAGACATGTAGCCGCACTGTAGTAACCACGTAACCAAAGTTGGTTAGATGTGGAAACTATAGATACGAAGGCATTGGGGTCAGTGGCGATTAACTCTGGATCGTAGCGAAGATATACAGGAGTTACATCGTAACCCTTGTAAGCATCTAAGCCACAACTTTCTCTAAAGAATCCTTTATTGAAAGTCTTCCCTTGGTTGATCTTAAGACCAAGAGAATTGATCCAGTCAGCAACGGCCTGATAGTGTTCGGTACGGATGATGATGTCATCACCGAAAACACGAACACTCTTAGCAGCGCGAATCAACTTTTCCGTAGTCAGGTAACATTCTGACTCAGTAATCGCTGTTATTGCTAACAGAGCAAAAACAACAGATTGAACCGGAAAAGTCGTCGCGTTACCCATACCAGCATACTTCTTTAATGTGATGACGTTTCCGTCAAAATTCACATTAGGTGTACGGCTCGCTAGAAGCGCTTCAAGAAAGCGCGGTCTATTGGCAAACAGTTGTTCTACAACTTGTAGAGACAACCGATCGCTAGCAGACGACAAGTCAATCGTACACCAGTTGCCGGAGAGGGAGCCCTCACGTGCCAATACTTGATTCGGCACTTGAGAGTCAAGTGTTAAACTATGTCGCAAAATGGGATCCTTCGTAATGTGTTCACGAAGAGTCTCATTTAAACCTTGTTGAACAAACTGGTTCAAACAGGGTTCGACTGTAATTGTCCTTAAGGCTGAACAAGTCTTAGGAACAGTTACTAGTTTAGCACAAGTGCTAAGGAAGTCATCATTGGAAGGAATGTCAGGTAGTATATTATCTGCCAGCAACGATGCAGGCAAATCGTACCCTACAAGACAGAGTCTTCGGTCAAAATCAAGCAGACCGTGATACACTTCGTTCCACTTCTGGTTCGAAGTATATCCTTCCAAGACAGCGCCAGGACCGTGTTTGCATTTGTAATCTTGGACGAAATCAAGTCCAGGAAGGACAAACGAGCAAACAAGTCCGAATCGCGAGATGCGAGCAGAATCAACAGCTCGTATTTCGTTATCGGTACTCTCGAAGTCCCTAAAAGCTTGACGATGGAGCTCATCAGCTCTGTCGTCAGCAGGAAGGAACTTCTTAAAAAGATAGGCAATCTGTCTGATGCTAACAATAGCATCAATAGACGGTTTATCCCTAAGAGTACCTGTTTTAGTATCAAAAACATGACAGACAATACCCGAGAGGAATTTCGGGATTTGTCCATACCGAGCGAAACCCGGTATGTAGGCCATCTTGCCGAGAGCAAGGCTTTGATCAAAAGCCTTGCCGAAAGCAGGAAGGGCGACGGAAAAGAAACCGTCTCCCTCGTTTTTGAAACGCGCTTCGATCGTAAGTAAATCCCGATCGAGACCTTCAACATCAGGGTGTAGTCTCTTCAGATCCTGAAGAAGACTCCTCGAAAGGCTTAACAGGCTTTTCATCTTTCGCTCCTTGAGCTGAAAGATCCTGCCCGTTAGTAGGCTTGACCCCACACGAGATGTTCCAGGCGGAAAGTGTACAAGTTATATCACCTTCCACACTGGAACACCCGTACAACAAAGGGACGATGGCAAGAGTTGCTATCGTAAAGAGAATTTTCATTTCACTCTCCTGTTGAGAGGAAATGTCAATCTCCCCCCAGAGTTGTCAAATTCAACGGCAAGAGTTTATCAGTCTTACGACTGATAGCCGAGGAATTTGGCGATGGTCACGTCGCCGTCATTCAACGTGTCAAGGAGCGCCTGAACAACGGCGGCCTTGGCAGCAGCGGTTGTCCATCCGAAAGAAGGGATGGAGACCGACAATGAAACGGATGCAGTCTGGACGCTGTTACCCCCAGTCAGAGGGTTAACGGCAGTCAAGGTCTGCGTCAGTTGCATGTAATGACGTTCGCCCGTCTTAGGACTGGTGGAATGACTGAATTTGAGGCCGTAACTGTTCGTCACGTCCTTACGTTCAGAACCTTCACCAGTATAAGCAACGACAGCAAAACTCAATGCTGGCGTGGGCGAATTGGCTGCGACTGTGATGGGATCAATTAACATAACGGAGGTCTCTCGTGCTGAGTAGAGTTACCAGAAGTTCACAATGAACGTCTGGCCGGGCCGGACCTAGTAGAAACTAGAGCCGTCAGGATTCGCTTTTGAGTTTCAGACAACCGAAACCCAGAAGCGAGCTTTACTTGTGCCAACGACTGCACACCCACTCGTAACTTGTACGATGCCTCAATAGTACCTTGCGCGATAAGCGTTGATTTCTCAACAACTAAATCGTGTACGGAACCGGAGGCATTGTGGATGAACGACTTGTTGTGCAACACATAACTCCCAATTGATGCGGAAGCCCACAATTCAGAACGAAAAGTGGCCATTCCCCAGTTGATGATTGACCGATCTAGCTGAACTTCCTCGACTAATCTGAGGTAGCCAGATACACCGGAAAACCAATCAACAAGCCAAGTCCAAGGAATTATATTCCATAAGTCCGAAGGACGAGGTATCAAACCAATCTTATCCGCATACAAGAGATTGCGAAGGATTGGAGCATCCAAATCAGGCATGTTAATTCCGGTATTAACAACACACCGGATGCTGGCCCTACGCGAGCTATTCACACTGAATGGCTTGTCAGGGTCAGCAGACATCTGATAAGGAATGTAAGGAGTTATAGTTGGATGAGAAGGCCATTCACCAGCAGGCAAATGCATGATGGTGGATAGCGTGGCATCACGCCCGTTCATACGAATGAGGTAGTTAATCTCCTTCGTAATTTTTTGAGGGGCGTGTACCAATTGATCCACAGCCTGATACATGGACTGCCAACCAAACTTGTAAGTAAGGTAGGCTTGTCCAGCACTCTTATCAGGGTCAAGATACACTTTACAATGACGCAACGCGCCCATGTAAAGAATTATATTTTGACGAGTCCAAAATTTGGGTGACTTTAAGGCGAGTTGAAACGCCTTAATACCCATTAAGGACTCTACGTCCTTCCAAGCGGAAAGAGTACCGCGCAGAGTTTGGGGAAGATCCCTAAGCTCAGACAACTGATAGAACGCATTATACGGACGACGGGATGGCAGACAAGATGCGACCAATTGGTCGACATTATCAGCCATAGCGTCCAACGCAAAAGTACGTTCGGACTCAGCAGTGGAAGGAAGAGTAGATGGATCAACAGAAGCTGAACCGTTCTCGAAGACTACGGAATAGGTCCCAAGATTTGTCGTCGTAAGACGAGAATCCCAAAGATCGTTCCAACTGTAGTCGTAATCTACCCAATTACACGAAGCATTAGGAGATGTGAAACGATAGTTAATCATTTCACAATCACCTTGTTCGTTGAGCTTTGCAACTCGACGATCAGCAAGTGACTTGGGTATTTTACCTTGGTTAGGGTTACGACTTTTCCAAGTCGTATCCTTAATAAATTCCATCAATGGATACGACCACCCATTTTCATAGGTGTACGTACCATTAGTTGGAAAATAACCAGTCGGGTTGGCTGCGAAGTCCCAGCCACCACCTGTCCAGACTAGATGAGTTCCATCAAGAGTTCCATACACAGTATATCGTGTAAGGATTTTCTTTTTGAAGCCAACTGTTCGGGTACGGGTGCGGTTAACGGCAACCGGTGCAGGAGGGTAGAGCCCAGGAACTTTCTTGTTAGAAAGTTTCTGGACATTTGGATCAAGTGACCAATACGGGTTTAGCATGAGAGCTAAACTTGGTATCAAGTCACTGCCAAACGCCTTATACACAAAATACGGAAGCCATTCTTTGTTAGAAGCAGCTTCACTCTCGAGAGCTTTAGCACGCTGCCGATACAAATCGGTAGCTAGGTCATACTTTAGTGTGACCAATTCCGCAGGCGACAGTTTACTGACGTCTTTGGACATGTTAAGGCTCCCTTCTCGTAGCACAAATAGGGTTTACACATCGAAGTGCTGCGCACCCCTCACGG